GTAGGTATAGGCAAACGTATAATAGCTTCAATTTCTGAAGTTACAGCAGAGCCTGGTCTTGGTCTTATATATTTTCTGAATAATAATCTACAATTAAAAGCAGATGTTTCTTTTGGGTAATTTAATTCTACAGCCATTTTGTCCTCTATAAATATACAGTATTATTTATATGGCGAGAACGAATGGCTTACAAAGGAAAATTTAAACCAAATAATATAGAAAAATACAAAGGAAATCCGACAAATATTGTCTATAGGAGCCTATGGGAACTTAAATTTATGCGTCATTTAGATTCTCACCCTAATGTATTATCTTGGTCCTCAGAAGAGATTATTATTCCCTATGTTAGTCCTATGGATAATAGAATTCACAGGTATTTCCCCGATTTTTGGGTAAAGGTTAAGGATAATGAGAACAACATAAATACTATGTTGGTAGAAATCAAACCATTATGCCAAGTAAATGCTCCTACAGTTCAGAAAAAGATGACAAAAAAGTACCTCACAGAAGTAAAAACATATGCTGTAAACTCAGCAAAATGGAAAGCAGCACAAGAATACTGTGCTGATAGGAAATGGATATTCAAAATAATGACTGAAAAAGAACTTGGGATCGGTAAAAAGTAATGCCATTTTTCTCAGATAAGATAGACCCAAATAGACCAGCCGAAAAACGATCCGCTGACCAAGTAAGAAAGTGGATGGCAGGAAAGCTTGGCGAATTTAGAAACGCCAACTCAAAAGTCCGCAATATCATGATGGACAATAAAGATTATTTAAGAACTTCTATGAGACCTGGGTTCATGTATCTATACATGTACAACCCAAAACATAAGGTCACTCTTCCATTTTATGACAGATATCCTTTAGTTTTCCCATTCAAGGCGGTAGAAGGTGGATTTATGGGGATCAATCTCCATTATCTTCCTCCTGTTCTTAGGGCAAAACTTATGGATGCATTATATGATAAGGTAAACAATAACAAATATGACGAGACAACTCGTCTAAAAATCAGCTACGATATTTTAAATAGTGCGTCCAGATACAGATTTTTCAGACCTTGTGTCAAGAGATATCTATATTCTCACCTCCAAACAAAATTTCTTATGATTCCTGCTAGTGAATGGGATTACGCATTGTTCATACCATTCGAACAATTCGAAAAGAATGGTTCAAGAATAAACAAAGAAATTGTATACAGAGATTCTAGAGGAAAAATCTAATGGCATTTAGCGTAAATCAAATGAAATCTGCAATTAATAATGTGGGTGGTTTGGCGAAAGCTTCTAGATTTATGGCGTATTTTCGTGCTTATCCAAGAGGAATAGCTGATGTGAGACAAGCTCAAACTTTATCTTTTATGTGCGAATCCGCAGCAATTCCCGGCGTTGCTTATCAGACTGATGATATTAGAACATCGGGTTATGGAAACATAGAAAAAAGACCTTACGCTACAATATATCAAGATGTTACTTTGAACTTTTTCTGTGATAATGATGGAGCTGTGATATCTTTTATGCATAAATGGTTGCAAGCAGTTTTCAATTTTAATGATAGATCATCACCAGATTCAATATCAAATAATGGGTTGCCTCCCAATACATTTGCCTATCCAAAAGATTATTTTGGTATAATTGAATTAGTTCAATATGGAGAAACTGAAGAAGAAATCTTCAGTGTGTCGCTACAAGAAGCATATCCAATAAACATTGGGGAAATAACAGTAGATTGGAATAGCCAAGACACCTTGACAAAGATACCAGTTACGTTTACATATACTTATTGGAATTCAAAAACATTAGATCAAGGAACAATAAACCCAGATTCTTTCTCAAGATCAAATTCAACACCTTCTCTTCAAACAAGAATTGATCCGAATCTTTCTGATATAAGAGAACAAATTGGAACAACAACACCACTACGTCGAAATACTATAAATTTTTAATTTAATATGAGGTGAAATGAAATGGCACTACCAAAAATTAAGCATCCTACACATTCTATTACTATACCATCTACGCAAAAACGAGTCAATTTCAGACCATTTACAGTTCAGGAAGAGAAACTTCTTCTCATGGCTAAGAGTTCTGAAAACACAGACGATATTATTGGCACCGTTAAACAGGTTATCCAGAACTGTATTATTGAACCAATTGATGTAGAAAAATTGGCAATCTTTGATATTGAATATATTTTCATCAAGTTGAGAGCCAAGTCTGTTGGTGAAATTGTTGATCTTGAATACAATGATCCTGACAATAATGAAAATATCAAGTTCAAGATAAACTTGGATGATATTGAAGTCAAGAGATCAGAAGGTCACATCAACAAGTTCAATCTTTTTGATAATATTGGTGTCGTTATGCGCTATCCAACTCTCGAAGAAATTAAGGCGGTCGAAGAAGCTGGCAAGGATGAAGCAGTATTTACCATGCTTCTTAAATGCATTGATAAGATTTATGATGATGATACTGTATACGAAGAATATACGGAAAAGGAATTGCAGGATTTTATCAATACTCTGCCAATGGACAGCATGAATTCTATTCAAAAGTTTTTTGAGACCATGCCTTCAGTTGAACATACAGTAAAGTTAAAGAATAAGAACGGGGAAATTAAGGAAGTTGTGTTAAAGGGAATCAATAGTTTTTTTACATAATGACGGGATATAATGATATTGCCGTCTATTATAATACGCTATTCTCTTTGGTTCAGCATCATAAATACTCATTGACAGAGGTATATGATATGTACCCATACGAGCGTGACCTATTTGTTGAATTATTATTAAGGCATCTAAAAGATCAAGAAGAAAACAACAAAAGATAAAAACAAATGGCTGATTTAGGTAATTTAACAAAAAAAGTAGCTGGTAAAGTTGGATCAGCCGCAATTTCCGCAACTAAAACAGTTGGTGGGATTACTGGTGCAATTGCTGCTGGAACATACAATACGATAAAAACTGGGTTTATGAGAGCAACTGATATTAATAGCCTCAGACCCAGAAATATTGCCGCTGACGCTTTAGATTCTGTTGGTCTTGGACCAATTATGCAAGCATTTGGGCGTGATCCAAGAAAAGATCAAAGAGTAGCTGCCGCACAAAATATTGCAGATCAAAATACCTCTGCAGCCATTTCTTTAAAACCTATGGAAAATCTTCTCCAAACATTGATTGATATAAATCAAAAGATTTTAAATGATAGTAATCAACTCGTCGATTTTGCTAAAAAACAAAATAGTATTTTAGAAAAAGCAAATGATCTTGTTGAAAAACAGACGTTACAAAGCATTGAGAATGCTAGAGAAGCAAATAAACCAAAAACAAACATTCCAGCTAATGACAATAAAGAAGGCGCAAAGAAACCTAGTGGGTTTCTCAGTAAACTTTTTGATGGTGCTAAAGGTCTTCTTGGTTTTCTCGCACCAATCGGTAGTTTTATAAGTGGAATTGGTTCTGTTCTTATGGGACTTGCACGTTTTGCAACAAGATTGCTTGGTCCAATTGGTATTCTTGCTGGTATATTTTTAGCCTTAGAACGTGAAGATTGGGCGAAACTATTTGATAATCTTGCTAAAGTTTTTGGTGATCTTGCAGAAGGTAAAATTGGTGATGCCATTGTTCGTATGATTGGAACAATAGGTGATGTTCTTCTTAAGGGTGTAGGAAGAATTGGAGTAATGCTCTTAAATTTCTTTGGATTTGAAGATACAGCAAAGAAATTTAGTAAATGGTTGGATGAATTCAATTTAGCAGATAAACTTGTGGAATGGTTTCATGCAGCAACAGATTGGTTGACTGAAGTTGGACCTATGATTGCTGATGGTGCTAAATGGTTAGGTGAAAAAATTGGTGTCTTGATTATTGGTATATGGGAAACAATTTCTGGAACATTTTCTGCTTTATTCAAAGATATTACAGATTCATTTGAAGCATTTAAATCTGGTGATATATTAACAAGCATAACAAAAATTATAGCTTCGATTCCAAATGCTATTATACAATTTATTGGAAGAGGCATTGCTACTATAGTAGATTTTTTTGGTGGCGATGAAATTTCTAAAAGTATCCGTGATTTCTTGGATAATTTTAATCTTGCAGATACTATTCTTGATTTCTTTAAAAATGTAAGAAATTGGGTATCAGAAAAATTTAATAAAATGACCAAAGCGTTTTCTGATTGGTGGAATGATTTCCATCCAATTGATTCTATATTGAATACCTTTGGTACAATAAAAGATAGTATAACTAATAAGTTCAACGATGCAGTCAAATCATTTTCTGATTGGTGGAATGGCTTCTCAATCATTGATATTGTATTGTCACCATTTAATTTATTAAAAGAAAAAGCTTCATCAGTATTTGACAATCTAAAAAAAGAAATTGATGATATACTTTCATTTGATCTTGCAGGAAAGATAAGCGAATCAGTAAGTTCTCTAATCAATGGTGTATGGAATTTCTTCAATACATTGCCTAATAAAGCAGTAGATTTAGTTTCTGGATTTATACCAGATAGTCTTAAAAATGCATTCAAATCTATATTTGGTGGCGGCGAAACTACGAATACTCCTGCACCAGTAACTCGTCCACAAGAAGAAAGAAGACCATTAACATCAAGAAATATGGGTCTTGCTATACAAGATAATATGGTAAATGCGGCTCCATCTGGTAGAGAGCAAGTATTTAATCAGCAGTCTGCAAAAATGGCAGTAGAACAAGCTGCACCTTTTGCACCTGTGATTATTAATAATACAAATAATAGTGGTGGTGGCGGTGGTCAAGCACAGACAGCAAGAGTATCTGGTGCAGTACAAACAGCCCCACAGTCATCCCATATAGACAGAGCCTTATACGGAAATTACTATGGGGCTGGTGTTCCTTAGTCCTTAGCAAGCTTCTTGAAGAAACTCAAATCTTCGTCGTCTTCCTCTGCGGAATCCCAAGGAGTAGAAGCCTTTGGTGCTTCCTTCATTGGTGCAGACTTCATAGGCGCAGCATAATCCTGTTCATCGCTATGAGGTGTAGCCTTCTTGTTGGTTTCAACAGCAAGACCAAGAGCCTTCTCAAGACGCTTCTTCAACTCATCATAAGACTTGAAGTTCTTGGGATCAAGAAGTTCAGTAAGGGAATACTCAGACTTCCAAATCTTTTCAAGCTCATCATCATCACGAACAAGCGGACCAGTACGATCAAACTCTGACTTATCATAGTTTGGATAACCATCAACCTTACGAATCTTAAGCTTGAGGTTTGCACCTTCCCAAAGATCAAAAGGATTGAATGCATTGGAAGGATCATACTGAGGATGTTCAGGGCTACGACCCATTTCATCAAAAGCAGGATGCATAGCTTCATTAAGAGTCTCAAAAATCTTCTTGCCATACTTCTACAAGAAAACCTTGCCTTCGTTCTGAGGACGATAGGGATC